CGCTTCCCTTAAGAGTAAGTGTTTCCGTATGTCTTGTTAAGACCGGGCAATGTTCATCGAATCAGCTTCATAGCAGAGAAAGGACGGCCGATGACGGTCAGCATTGAGTCTGACACGTCGGCAGGGTCGTACAGGCGGTTATCACACGACAGCCGTACATACCCGTTGTGCAGGTTCTGAACACGGCGCAGCGTTGGCCGACCGTGAATACTAAGCAGATATAACCCGTCCGTTTCTAAAGCCGTAACAGACGTGTCCACCAGCACAAGATCACCGGGCGCGACGCTCGGCGTCATCGTGCCATCGTCCGCAATCCACGCTACCACTTCGCCATCCGAACCGCCCGCACCTTGGCGCATTCCAGCAAGAAGCGTCGCACTCACGCCCGCAGTAATGGTTTCTTCGCCATACATCGGCACGAACACCAGCCCGGCGCAGTCGTCAGAGCCGAGCAGCAGCCAGTCAAGGGACACGCCGTTTTGCTTGGCAATCTGCTCGCATTCGGCGTAGGGAGTGCTTCCCCTCGACCGCCAACCGGCGACGACGCGACCGCCACCAAGTACCGCCTCAAGTTCCCCGTCCGTCTCCGCTCCCACGGCCAACTTCATACGGTCGATCACCCCGCGCACGCTAGTTTCTGCCTGTTGTTTTTTCTTCATTCTCCGCCCCATAGCTGAAATAAATACACGCTTTCTTAACAAGAAAGCTGGACGCAAAGGTTAGCCTTATGTAATATTCAAAGTGTTGCAAATTGCTGCAACGTGTAACGAATCTCTACATCATGACAACCAAAAAAAAGACCGCAGGCCGTGTACCTCTGCCACTCACGCAGGCTGAGCTAGATGAACTAGATGCCTTATCCAGCAAAGAGGGTCGCAGCAAATCAGCGATGGCCCGACGGATATACATCGCTGGTATCAGGAGTGTACGACGTAGTAGCAAAAATGCATAAAGCATGTAACACACCCTAACAACTAGGGACTGATGGCAGGCCGGGGGGCTGACGTGCGAAAGCACACCATCGGAGGTTCACAAATGGCACACGAAGCAATCGGGTTTCGTTTCGGCATTAGCTGTGCTCACTGCGGTTCAAAAACCACGGCGCGCACTTCGAGAAGCCTTAGTAAGACGCTGCGAGAAATCGTGTTTGTCTGTAACGACTGGCGTTGCGGTCACACGTTCGCGGCAAACCTCGAAGCGGTACGGACTCTTAGCCCGAGTGCCACGCCTGACCCTGATGTTCGCTTACCCCTGTCGGCAAATATACGAGAGCGCGTCATGCGCCAACTTTCGCTTATCACAGACTAGGACCGGTAATGACTGAACTTAACGACATCGCCCATGTGTTTCTCGCTCACCACAGCGGCAAGATTGCGCAGCCAGAAAAGCTGATCGCAGCATGCACGAGCTACCTCACTGAGAAAGAACTGGTAAGCCACCACACCGCCGAAGTGGCAACGCTGCAGGCCTACAGTGAGCGCTATTCGCGTGGCTGCGGCGCGTACGTGGCAACCGACCTGACCACGAGCAACGCCATTTTCATCCGCGACAGCCGAAACGGCACCATGCGCGTGTTCACCGTAGCGGAGCTTGTCGACCTCGCCCGAACGCCCGCTATCGCGTCCCTGCCCGTGCCTAGCCGTGCTGCGTTCCTCGCTGGCAACACTGACGCGACGCCATCGCCAGCGGCGCCCAACCGCGCTGACGCCAACCCCGAGGACATGGCCGCTGTAGCTGGCCTGTAACGAACAAGCGCTACCGCCCCCGCACTTCGGGGGCTTTTCTACTTTCAGACACAAAGAATAATGGCGACCATCGAAGAATTGAAGGCACGGCTCGACGTGCACGAAGTGGCAGACCGATTGGGGATCAAGCAAGGGGCAGGCGGAGAAAAGGCGAACTATCACGACCCGCATTCCAAGGATGCGAAGCCGTCACTGTCGATTTTTCCGCCCAAGCCGAATAAAGGCGTCGGCTTCAAGCTTCACTCAGGCAAGGCGGGCGGGTCCTGCATCGACCTTGTTATGTACAAGCTGGAATGCAACGCATCGGATGCTATGAAATGGCTTCACGAAACGTTCGCCATTCCATACGACAAGCCTAACAAGCCGCAGCAACGCCGCACGAAGGGCGTAGTTGACTACATCGCGGAGCGCGCGCTTCAGCACGCGGGCGGTTGCCGGGACTACCTCAAAGGGCGCGGCATCAGCGATTACGCTATAGATCGCGCCATCAAGTGCCGCACGCTCGGCATGAATAACTGGACAGCCACCGACAAGGCCGAAGGCACGCAAGGCTACGGCGGCGACGGCGTATGTTTTCTCGTCTATGACGCAAACGGCGCCCCGCTCGCAGCAGACACCCGCTATTTCGACCCGGAGAAGAACGGCGGTATCAAGACGAATTCGCAGGGCACGAAGGATCACGGCTGGACCGCCGACCCGCGACGCCTGAAGTCCGCCAACGTTGTGTACATTGTTGAATCATCCATCAATGCGCTGTCGGTCGACAGTGCGCTTCCGTACGCAGCAAGCTACGCCATTCGCGGCATCAGCAATATCGATTCAATCGACTTCAGTTTTCTTCGCGGGAAACAGGTGTATCTGTGCCTCGACAATGACGACCCTATCGAAGAAGGTCCGCGTAAAGGCGAGCGCCCCGGCCCTGATGCAGAAGCGTTGCTGTACGAAAAGCTTACCGCGATGAACATAGGCTGCATCTGCGTCGACAAGTCGGACTGGCTGTATGACATTGCAGACGGCAAGCAGAAAGCAGAGACCATTAACGATGTTAATGACTATCTGCAAGCGCGCGGCGTAGACATGCTTGCGAAGGCGCTGCAAACGTTCGAAACGTCGCTCATTCCCGGTATGCCCGGTAGCGCGGATAAGCGGCGCGGCAAGCCCCGCGTGTTCCTGCCGTCGCACGACTTTGCGAAATACTGGCTTTACTACACGCGTCCCGACTTCACACATATTGTTACCAAAATGGTGTATGACGACGACGACAAACCGCTGACGCCCGAGCTTGCCGACCTTGCAACGTTCCGCGTAGCGAGCTTCAGCCGCGTATCCGTCGCGGGCGCTACGGCCACCACCACAGGCGCGGCAGACAACGCCCCTACTACGCAATTCGCCGTGTCAGTCCAGACCGCCCGTAACGGCGCAAAGCTGTCGCGTGCCGTGCTAGCGGATCACGAAGTGCATAACGCCGCGTCATGGTCACAGTTCGGAACTGTGTTTGATCCGAAGGCGTTCAGCCGCATGGTGAACATACTTGAACGCACTGCGCACCTTGGCGAGCGCAACGCCGCCAACTTCGTCGGCTTGTGCTGGAAAGACGGCCGGCTGGCGGTCAATGAAGGTAGCGATTGCTATTTTGTCGACCCTCAGCAGCAGTGCACCTACTGGAACCTGTCTTTCAATTCGGGGCCGCAATCTGACGCGGCACGAGTAATCGACGCGTATCAGGCAACGATGAAAGAGAACGCTGCAACGCTGCTGTTCGTTTGGGCACTCGGCGCGCATCTGAAATGTATTCTCGGCTTCTGGCCGCATTTCACCCTTCAGGCTGGCAAGAACTCCGGTAAGTCAACGCTTGTTAAGGCGATGGAACAGACGATTGGATTCACGGTGCTTGGCGGTCAATCACTGAACACCGACTTCCGCCTGCTCACGGCATCGAGCTACACGAGCCACCCCGTAGGCTTCGAAGAACTGTCGGCGCGAAGCCAGCAGATTATCGATAAGGCAGTGTCGATCCTTCAGGAAAGCTATAACTTCACGGTTACCCGGCGCGGCTCGGACATGAAGGAATTCGTGCTATGCGCGCCCGTTCTGCTCGCTGGCGAAGACGTGCCCGTGAAAAGTATTCTCGGCAAGCTGGTACGCAGCGACCTGACGAACAAGAAAGGCGAACGCATCGACCCGAATCTTCCCGTGTTCCCGGTCAAGCAGTGGCTTCAATACTTGACGACGCTGGACGCTGACGTGATTCGCTCGAAGCACGCCATGTACGAAACACGTATGCGCGGCCGACTCACTGAAACGACGGAAGGCGGCGGAGACCGTATCGTCAGCAACTATGCCGCGCTGATGACCGCGTGGGGCTTGCTGTGCGACTTCGCCGGTATCGACAACGCGCAGGGCAACTTCGCTGGCGACCTGATTGCAGAAATGAATCGCCATATTCGCGAAACCGCTGCGGATCGCAGCCCGTGGACGTGGATCGTTGAAGCGGGCCTTGCCGAAATCGACGCGAAGAACTTCAAGTACCCGCACCTGTTCACGAAGATTGACGGGCAGGACGCCTTGCTTATCCGCCCGCAACATATCATGGACCAACTGTCCAACACACCGGCATTGCGGGCAAAGTTTGACGCGCTACCTGTCAAGTCGGCGCATGTATTCCGCAAGCAGATGGACGATGCTGGCGTGCTGATCGGCGGAGAGTATGACCGCGTTATACACAACCGTCGCGTACAGCGCTTGTGCGCTCTTTCACTCGACAAGCTTTACTCGTTTGGATTGACTGTCGCAGTCGACCTTTGCCACGTGGATGAGAGAAGCGAATGAACGCCGCTCAACTCGCTGGAATCTTTTGCAACGACGAAATATTCCGGGTCTGGGTTACGACCTTCACGACCCTTTCAGCCACCGTCACGAAGGAACAGGCGGCGCAGTTTATACGGGAGGTTTGCCAGGTGGAAAGCCGGGCAGAACTAGCGACGAATAAGGAAGCGGCGCAACGTTTCGAAACGATAATCCGTAAGCTGTTCGTCGCTTGGCGCGATGAATACTTGCGGTAACAATACGGTCTTACCCCCCTGCCTGACCTTAGCCCGCTACGCGCAAAGCCGATGCGGGCATTTTTTTATTTTCAACAGGAGACCAAATGAATATTCAGACCGTCAAGGCACGAGCAACGCCTGTCCGCTATGGGAACGGCGGCTATTTCTGGAAAGTCAGGCACCCGTATGCGGCCGGTACGTTCTTGTCGGACTTCCCGCATGACTGCGCTGCCCATGTGATTCGGTCAACAGTGCTGCCTAACTCTGTCGCGCGTCGAACAACCCCCGGCTGATATACTTCGCGCCGGTTCTGTCAGGGCCAACCTAGTCTTTAGCCCGCTTCGCCTTTACGCGAGCGGGCTTTTTTTCGTCGTCAGTTCAGCCAAGCAATAAAAAAGCCCGCACTTGGCGGGCATCATTTGCTTTTCTCTGCTGTCAGACTATGCGGTGAATCGCATTTTCGAAATACCACGGCCCGGCGCCCCTCACTTTCTGCGACGCTTCGCTGATTGCCTCCTGTCGGCTCTCGGACGCAGCAATGATTCGTTGCTTCTCTCCCGTCACACCGTGGTAATAGATGACTTCCCATGTCGGCTGTAGATATGGCTCCATGCCTAATTCCTATTGAGGTTTGGAATTTCCAGATAAGGCCAGTGAAACGGCGGTGGATCTGATCGTTTTTCCGGCCCTGCAGCGGGCTCTTGCGGGGCGTCGAATACCAAACCAACCTGACGAGGATCTACCGGCCTTGGCGCCGTAAATTGCTCGCGGTTCCGATCCTTAATCCAGTCCGGTTCGCGCCCCCTACCCGACCACGTTCGTCCCGTCGACGGATCGCGGTATTTCGGGTCTACATCCTGTCGCCTGTCCCGCTGTCCGTCGCGCCTGCGAAGGTCACCGGAGCGCACAGTTACGCCCCTCGCTGCTTTGCCACCCACTCACGGCAAGCAGCCTCAATGATGGAAGCACGGCTACGGCCGTCGCGGAGCGAATCAAGCGAGTCGATTAGGTCTTGAGACATGGTGAGCGTTAGCGGCGTCTTACGCGCGCTCTTGCGCGCCTCAACGGGCGCGGCCTTAACAACCTCAGCATCGGGCGATGAAGGGACAGGAGCTTGCGCCGGTTCATCGACCTTCGCTTTCGACATGACGGCATCGAGAATGGACGGGTCCATGCGCTTTTTCAAGGTTTTGATTGTCATGATGTGCTGTACGGTTATGTGATGTTATGTAATGTTATTGCGCCCGAAGTGCGGACAGGAATTGACCTTTCAGCAAATCCACTTCAAGGCATGCCTTTTGATCCCGGCGCGTCATCTCCTCGACGTGCAGACCCATCCCGCACGCATCGGCAAACGCCTTGCGATTACGCACGCACACGTCCAGAAGATTGAACTGCGGATATTCAGCGACAGCCGCTGCAGCATCGCGGTTGTCTGTCCCGCCAACGTCCCCGCGGTTCACGAATGCGAAGGCCTTCAGGCCAGTATTCACGGCCGAAACTTCGTCGTAAATCTTCGCTATATCAGTCAGCGCCCACACGTCGAAGGAACGCGGCTGGAAAGGAATAAGAATCGCATCAGCAAGTCCCATAGCGCCGCGCAGCGCCTTCGAGTCACGACCGCCCGCGTCGATTACCACGTAGTCGTATGCGTCCGCCTGCTGGTACACCTGAGCAACAAGCGTCTTGCCGTCGCTGTACGAACTGGCCGCGATCATCCCCCGCCCCGTGTCCGCGCGCGCCGTAATGGCGTTCGTTGCCGTCTGTTGCTGGTCACCATCAACTAGCCAAACCTTGGCGCCATCCAACCATAGGCCAAGGGCCAATTGCACGGCGATAGTTGTCTTGCCTACGCCGCCCTTGCCGTTACCGACCACGAGAATCGATGCACTCATTCGATACCCCTCACACGATGTGATGTTACGTTATTTGATGTACTGCAATGTAATGTAATTCATATGGCACGGCCATAGTATCAGCTTAAATACCATCATGCAACATCATATAACCGTACATTACATCATTGTACCGTACATTACCTTACATCGATGCCCGGTCAGCAGCCAGGCGCGCGACAGGCACCACGTCGACGCCAGTCACCGGCCGAACACCGGTCGACTGCGGCCGGCCGCCCGCGCTCGGCGGCGGCCCCTACTCGAAGGCGCCGGAGCGATCGGGAGCGAAACCGAACGGCACAGGTGGATACGCCACGGAACGACATGCATATCTCGTGTGAGGGGCTATTTTGCCGTTACAAAACCCGGAAAGCCTTGTCGCAGTAAGGGTTAGCGGTCCCTCACCCCGCAAACCCTTATGGCACCGTCAAGCCCTTATTCCGCAAGGCTTTGCGGTCCCTCGCGGGTTTACCCCGACTGTATATTTTTCAATCCGCCCCCTCTCTTATATCTCTCTCTCTAAATTATTGAAAAGAAAGAAGAAATAAGAGCGGAGAAGTAAAAAGAAGTCGCGCGCAAAGTCCCTCACAAAGCCCCTCACCAAATCAAGACCCCTGAGGGGAAAAAGCAAAGTCCCTCGCCCACCTCAGCACCCCTCACCTACCTCCTAAGGAACAGAAAGCCTTACCGGTATTGGTTTTGCGGCCGGTCCCTCGACACCTCACCTGAAAAGCATCCGTCTCCGGGCCAAGCCGCTTTGCCCTCTCCGTTAAACGCTTTTTATTAGGGTCACATCATCGACATTTCCAGCCCTTCAGGAGCGCATCAAAACGGGGCTGTACGCGCATCAGATCGCATCATGGCCGCGCACGCGTAAAATCGCCCGGAGCCCGCTGCAGGGGCTGTACGCGAGCCGCAGAGGCATCGGCGGTAAATGCATGAAAAAGAGGGGGCCATGAAGGCGGCAGGCGCGGAGGGGGGACTACTTTTTTCGCCAAACAGACCGGGTGCCAACGTGGTCGATAGGCGCCCGCTATCTATCACACATCGGCGTTAGCTCGTCCCTATCGTTGCGGGCGACGGCACCCGTTACGAAAACGTAGTGTCTGATACACCGGTTGGACGTGGCCCCTCCACGCGGTGAACGAAAGGCCGTGAAACATCGTGCTATGAAGTGCGCTATCGGTAGCTGTATCAATGGTTTGAGCGGTGCGCGCCTTCGTACTTGAATGTTTCACGGTCGGTTTTGAAGTTGCCGTATATCTTCGAAAGGCGAGCGCAGCGAGTCACGCCGTAGGCACCACGCCGGGGAGCGGTGCGGCAACTCGCGAACCCGAAGGGCTGTCCACAGCTCATGCTGTGGGCAGGCGAGTTGTCCACGGCGGGCGGGATAATCGCCACCTTCAAAGCTGGCGGTGTTTTGGTTCGCATGGGCGAGTGGTTTAACCCGCGTCCCTATGCACAAGCCGGGACAAGTCTGCGACTTGCCCCAACTTGCACACAGGGAACCCTCGCGAAGCTTGCCTACGGCCTGACGCGCTCCGCTTGTCCAAATGAGATATACGGCAACGTCAAAACCGATAGGGAAGGGCGCATGCGAGCGGTCTGCATGGCGGCGTATAAAGCAAGAGAGAGAAGGAAATCCCGCAAACCCTTGTCGCGCCGTGGGTCGAAAGACAGAATCTGGATCACGAAAGACAGAATCTGGATAACAACGGACAAAAAACGTTGCTTTTTTGTCTTTCGGCGCGCACACTGTGTCCCGTACTGGACAATTTGAACCCTAAAAATGTCTCTCGAAAAACAGCCTAACCTCAGGCGTTTGTCTTACTCGCCCGACGTGAATCCACTGGTCCAAGCGACTACCGTTCCAGTGAAGCGCCGCTACGTCAGCACGGGTCTTAAGACGGACCTGATTGACCCGGATGGAGTGGTGCAGGGCGCAAGCGTCATTCGCACACTTGAAGAAAAGGATGATGCGGAATTTGTGAAGGTGTTCGCGGCAGGCATCGCAGCATCGTATGACCTATCGAAGACGGCGCAAAAAGTGTTTCAGGCGGTATTGGCGGTTTATCAGGACGCGCCGATGACGGGCGGCTATGCCGATACAGTGCACTTGGTATGGTTCAACGAAGGCCTGTCAGGTCACTCCATCGATATGAGTGAGAAGACATTCCAGCGCGGACTCAAAGAACTGCTGTCGCTCGGCTTCCTGTCGCCAAAAATGCCTAACGTCTACTGGATAAACCCGGCCCTGTTCTTCAAGGGTAACCGTGTGTTGTTCGTGCGTGAGTACCGGCGCAAGGCGAGCGAAGATGAAAAGAACCAACTTAAAGAGGCGGTCGACAGCACGGCGAATACTGATTGAAAAAAAGCCCCGCACGGTGCGAGCCATGCGGGGCTTTTACTTTCGACCGGCCTATTGTCCGGTATCGCCTTTCGCGGGCAGCACGCGGTACGTGTTGAACCGTACTATTTCCTCGCCAGCCCATTCGTTGAGCGTCTGGAACCGGCGCTGCAACGGTTCAATCTCGTTCGTGGCAAACACCGCCGCAGCAGTATCGGCCGCACCCATCCCGCCTGATGTTCCCTGTGCTGGCACGATCCCGATTAGCTGGCCGGGGATACGATGCGCGGCTAACAGGTCATCGCGCGTCACATTCTTGATGTTGAAGAATTCATCTTTCGCGGACGCTTCCGACAGCGGAATGAGCTTGATCGAATCCTTATTCCCGCCCGGCGCGTACATGAACAGGTTTTTCCATGCGCCGATGCCTTTCCCACTGCGGAACGCCTCGCGTAGCCGGTCAACGTCCTCCTGAGACTGCGACGCATCGGACATGTAAAAGATGTAGCCTGACGAGCCGCCGCGTTCGTGGTACTTGCGCCGGAATAGCGTAGCCGATTCATTGAGCCACGCACTGTTCAACGCGCCAAGGTATTCGGGCAGGCCGTACACCTCCTGATTAATATCCGGCTCAAGCATGTGGTGCAGTTCCGGGAACTCGTATTCAATCTGTGTCGCCGCGCTGATCTGAACGAACTTGTTAAGATCGATGGTGCGGCGCACGTACTTAGCGGGAGCGCGTTTGAACCCGAGAATTCCGCCAAGCCTGTTTCTTCTCGGCTCCATATAGCCGTTTCCGAACACGAGAAAATCAAGCGCCCACTTGTCGAACTCGTCACGCGTCAGCAGCGGATGCGGAATGAACGTACTCGACAGCACATTGCGCTTGAAGTAGATCGCGCTGGAGTGGTGGACCCCTGCGCGGAATGACTTGCTCAAGCCAGCGAACGACACGGGCGGTTCGTACCACTGGCCGTTGCTCCACGCCTGAACGTAATCCAGTATCTCGGCGCGGTCCATTACCGGAATGGGATCGTCAAACGAGAATACTTCAGCCCGTGCGTTGCTGTTCATACTTTCGCCTGGCGTCGGTGCGGACATTTCCGGGCGTGCGGTCGAATACTTTCTGCGTTTGCTCACGAGAACTCCATAATGGAAGCCGGGCGGTGTTCATGCCCGGCGAACGGTTCGTTATCTAATGCATGCATGACGGCCCAAGCCAAGTCGGCATGCCCAATTTCCTGACTGCGTGCGGCTTCATAAGTGACCTTGCGCCCGCTCGCGGTCATCGTCTTTTTGATTGCCATGAACGATTGCGCAACGTCAGTCCATCCCGTGTCGAATTCGAGCCGGGCCTTCGAAATGACGTTGATTGCTTTCAGCACGAGCCGACCCTTCACTTCTGGCGAATAGCTGATAGGCACAACTCGCGGAAAGAACTGCTTAACAATCTGGTGTACGCCGTGACCTATGCCGGTAACGTCGATGCCGATGTACGTCACGTTGTATTGCAAGGTGATTTGCCGGATGGCCTCGGCTTGTGCCTCGAAGTCCATTCCACGGAACTGCTGCCGATGCAGAAGGCGGAACTTCCCGCCCGGTACTTCTGGCGGTGCGATAACGGCCAGTGCGGCACTGTCGCCACTCAATGCGGGGTCATAGCCAATCCATACCTCTTTATTGGCGAACGGACGCAGGGAAAGCGGCTTGAAGTCATGCGCCCACACGTCCCAACTGTCGACCATGCATCGTTGAAGCTCGGCAAGCGAGAACAGCGATTCCCCGTCATCGACAAAGAGGCACATGAGCAACTGTGCGAAGTCGTGCGCGTTGTATTCGCGTTTGAGCTTTTCAAGGTCGAACAGGTCGCATCCGCCCGCAAGGGCATCCATGATGGTTACGACCTGACGCCACATGTCGTCCTCACACAGGCGCCCGTTCTTCAGTGCCTCGGCTGACACGTCGAAGTTGACATGCTCACTCTGAGGTCGACCGATGTTGTAATGCTTGCCCGTCCAGATAGGGTAGGCCGGATGGCCTAGCGTCGAAGGCGTGGAGAACAGGGTTTTGCGCCAATGCTTATGAAGCGACATTGCGCCAGCGAGCTTGTACAGTTCGTGGAACTTCGGGACCCAAAATACCTCATCAAGGTACGTGTTACCGCTGCGGCCCTGCGCTGTGCGGCTGTTCGTGCCCAGAAACGACAGTGCCGCGTCCGTGCCATTCGGACCCGTACCGCCGATGATGATAGGGTCACCCGTCAATTCAACGTCACAAACCTCTTTCGCGAAGGCCTGCATGTAATACTTGAACTGGTATGCCTGAGCCTTCGAAGCAGACAGGAATATCTGATTCCGGCCGGTCTGTAGTGCATCGTCCAGCGCCTCATGCGCAAAGTAATACGTCGCGCCAATCTGTCGGGACTTCAGGAGGAATCGCGAACGCTGGTTGCCGTGCCGATACCAGACCTTCTGATAGTCGAACATCTTTTCGAGAAACGCATCATGTATCTTGGCGATCTGTTCCTCAGTGAATTCATTGCCGCTCGACTTGCGCGGAGCTTTGCGCGCCTTCTCCAATCTCTCCGCGACATTCGGGTTAAGGTCGCTTTCTTTCCCCGTTTCGCCGTACTTGTGAACGCGCGCCATACGCTCGACCTGTCGCATTAACAGGTCAATCTCTTTATAGTCGCCGCCGGTCTTAACATCCTTCGCAATCAGAACGCACAGCTTCGTTTCCAGTGCGCTTTCGACCTTTGCAATAGGCGATGCATCATCCCACTTGTCGCGCTGTTTCCAAGCCTCGACGGTCGGGCGCTTCAAACCAAGATGCTTTGCCACGCTCGACACTCGCCAGCCTTGCCAGTACAGGGAGCGCGCCATTTTGCGCGGGTCCATATGCATAGGCGTCGACTGATTGCCCGATGAATCGAGCGCGTCTCTAACGTCGTCGTCAATGTCGCTGGCGGTGGTAGTGGGATTTTGCATGCATTGAATTATCGGGACTCATGCGCGCAAATGTCTGACACGTCAGATGTACCGGCGTCGCAGACACATTGCACACATTGAGCCTTTTCCATGCCTTGCCCATGATGAGGACTCGCGGAATGATCCGTGCCCCTTAACAAATTCTGGAGTGAGTATGTTTCGAAAATTCGGTGTCGCGATGTTGATCGGCGTCGCTGCTTTGGCGTTCGCCGTATCGGCTGATGCAGCAACGCTTGTGCAGCATGTGGTCAGTTTCGCGTCCATGAGCAACGGCGGATACGACTTCGGCGGCGCACTTGGCGCCATCGGTTTCGCCGCGATGGGTGTCGGCAGCGTTGCCGACACGAAGCTGGCAAAGTCGAAAATGTTCCGCGTCGCTGTCGAAGGTGCGACGGTCGATGGCCGCTTGATCGAACGATCATGGCTGACTCAGGCGGCAGCGAACTACAATCCGACCGTCTACGGCGCCCGCGTCAACATGGAGCACATCAAGGGTTACTCCGCGTCGTCCGACTTCAGGGCGTATGGCGATGTGCTGGCCCTGTCCGCATCCGAAATTACGGATGGTCCGCTCAAGGGCAAGATGGCCTTGTACGCGCAAATCCAGCCGACAGCCGATCTTGTGAAGCTGACGGCGGCAATGCAGAAGGTCTACACGTCGTGCGAATTCTCGCCTTCGTTCGCTGATACGAAGCAGGCCTATCTGGTGGGCCTCGCCGTCACCGATAGCCCGGCAAGCCTCGGAACGGAAATCCTCGCCTTCTCCGCTGCTCACCCGAACGCGAACCTGTTCAGCGTGGCCGAAGAAACCACTATCGAATTCGAAGAACAGGAACAGCCGTCGCATGTCGCGCAACTGTTCGCGAAGGTCACCGGCCTCCTGTCGGGCGCGAAGAAGAAGGAAGGCGAAACGGCTGCGCAATTCGCGGACGTTTCGCAAGCCGTCGAAGCGCTTGCGCAGCACGGCGCAGAACAAGCCGAAGCAATCGAAAACCTGACCGCGCAACTCGCGGCCGCAAACGAAGCCGCGAAGAAGGATCGCGAAGCGTTCGCCGCACTCGTTCAAAAGCTCGGTGCGACGGACGCAGGCGCGGCCCGTCCGAATGCGACCGGCGACGCTGGTAACTCGAAGGTGAAGGCGGACTGCTAAGCCCAACACTAACCGGAGTAGAGAAGATGACGCACACGCATTCAATCCAGCAGGTCGAACAAGGCGCGCACTCGCATGGCATGCACTCGCACAGCATCAACCCGGCCGGAAACCTGTAACCCGACTCAACCCGCTTTGTGCGAAAGCACACCCTTTCTTAACAACGGCGAAAGCCACGGAGTATAAATGCGCAACGAAACCCGCGTTCTGTTTAACGAGTACGTTCAGGACATGGCGAAGTTGAACGGCGTGCCGGATGCAACGGTGAAGTTCAATGTCGCGCCGTCGATCCAGCAGAAGATCGAAGCCAAGCAAACGGAAAGCTCGGCGTTCCTCGCCAAAATCAACATGGTTCCGGTCGATGAACAGCAGGGCGAAAAGCTCGGCCTTGGCGTCGGCTCTCCGATTGCGTCGACCACGGATACCACGGCGCAGGACCGTGAAACGGCCGATCTGGTCGACATGGACGGCAACGCGTATATCTGTACGCAGACCAACAGCGATACGCATATTGGTTACAACAAGCTCGACATGTGGGCGAAGTTCCCGAACTTCCAGACGCTGATTCAGCAAGCCATCGTCAAGCGTCAGGCGCTCGACCGGATTTGCGTCGGCTTCAACGGTACGAAGCGCTCCGCAACGTCGGACCGTGCCGCTAACCCGCTGCTGCAGGACGTGAACAAGGGCTGGTTGCAGAAGCTGCGCGAACAGGCGGCGGCACGCGTTATGGCGACCGGCAAGACGAATGGTCAGGTCACCATCGGCGCGAACGGCGACTACGCGAACCTCGACGCGCTGGTGTACGACATGCTGAATTCGCTGCTGGACGCATGGCACGTCGAAAGCCCTGACCTCGTGGTGTTGGTGGGCCGTGGCCTGATGGCGGACAAGTATTTCCCGCTCGTCAACCAAGCCGCACCGGCAACCGAGCAACTGGCGAGCGACATCGTCATCAGTCAGAAGCGCATGGGCGGTCTGCCCGCTGCGTCGGTTCCGTTCTTCCCTGCTGGCACCGTGGCAATCACGAGCTACGACAACCTGTCCATCTACTTCCAGAACGGCGCACGTCGACGGACCATCGTTGACAACGCGAAGCGCGACCGAATCGAAGATTACAACTCGTCCAACGACGCGTTCGTGATTGAAGACCTCGGTAAGGCCTGCATGGCCGAAAAGATCGTTCTGGCGTAATCGGCCGGCTGATTGAAGGGGCGGCTTGTAAAGCGCCCTGCCTCTGAATATCTTGTTAAGGATGACTCGTGACTAGCCCCGCCCGTCGACACTTCCAGATGATGACCGCGCAACTCGCTGCCGAAAAGTCGGAAGGCCATTCGGTTATGACCGGTAGCGCCTATGACCTGATGCTTGCGAAGCTCAACACAGACCGCGTGCGCCTCAAGGGCGTTAAGTCGGTAGTCGGAAAGGTCGAAGTAAAACGCAAGCTGCTGCCCGAATACGTGCCGTACGTTGATGGCGCGCTGGCAGGCGGGCGGGGCGTTCAGGATGACGTGCTTACAACGGTCATGTTGTGGAGGATCGACATCGGCGATTTTGACGGCGCATTGGCGATTGGCGAGTACGCAGTCAAACACAACATGACACTGCCTGACGCCTTCGCGCGTGATCTGCCGACGGCGTTGGTCGAAGAAGTTGCGGACGCTTCCATTTCTTCGCTGAAAGATGGCCCTGTCGTCACGCTAACGCAATTGAAACGGGTCGAATTCCTGACTGCTGGAAAAGACATGCACGACCCGGTACGCGCCAAGCTTCACAAGGCTTTGGGATACGCGTACATGAACAGCGGTGAAATGCAGACCGCAATTGAATACCTTCGGCGCGCGCTGGCGCTCGACAAGCGCAGCGGCGTGAAACAGGAAATCGCGAGGCTTGAAAAGAGCCTCGCAAACTGAGCCCCAACGGCCGGGCGGCGCAAGTCTGATCGTCTGAATACTCCGGTTGCAAGCCGTTCAGACTTGCCCACCGCCCACTATATAAACGCAGGAATCCGAAATGTCATCGTTCGCAGCAGTGCAGGCACCTACGTTCGTCGCTGCTTCGTCAGCGGAGGTAATCGCGCAGGAATGGTTCCCATCAGTCGACATAGCGCATGTGCGAAAGGCAGTGAGGCTGACAGGCACCGTTACAGACGAGCGTCTTTACGCTGCGCTCGTGCGATCAATGGACGAAGTTAATCGCGCCCTGGCTGCGTGGGCATCGGCCTACACGACAGCCGGAATCGCGAGCTTCGCAGAAGTGCCAGCGCCAAAGATCGGAGGCGAGTCGATCAACGTACACCACTACCGCGACGCGGTGTACTACCTCGCGCGGGCGGACCTCATGGAAACGTACCGGGACATGGACGCGACGCGAGAGGGTGTGCAGAAGGCTGAAGAACTTGAGCCGTCTGTGGACAGTGACAGGCGAGTCGCGCGCAACGCATTGAACGACATTCGCGGCACCGCCCGTATGTCCGTGGAGCTTGTGTAATGCCGCGCGTATATGCGATGCAGGGGGACACCGTTGATGCGCTGTGCTATCGGCACCTTGGCGCTACGAAAGGTGTTGTTGAAGTCGTGCTTGAAATGAATATGGGGCTGGCCGCATTGGGTCCGGTCCTTCCGATGGGAACAGCCGTCGATTTGCCGGAACTGCTGCAAGCGCAAGCCACGGTGCAACTTGTGAATCTTTTTGACTGATGGAGTGTTAGCAATGGCAGAGCCAAGCACCGCCACTGTGGCGGCTATGTCAGGCGCAGTAGGCTTGGCGAGCGTGTTCCCCGGAATAGATGGGAATGCGTTGATAGGAGCGTTCGCAGGCGCGGCGCTGGTCGTCGTAACGTCGAAAGACCTGAACGTGTTCCAGCGCATCGCGTACATGATTATTTCCGTTGTCGTCGGTTATCTGGCGCACGCGGACGTTATCAAGTATTCGCCTATCACAAGCTCAGGAGTCGCCTCTTTCTTCGCTGCGGCTTTGGCTATTGCTGTCGCGCTGCAACTGATTGAGCGTGTGAAGGCATTCGACCTCCTTTCTTTGATCCGGGGGAAGCAATGAACCTGATGCCAGCATACGTCGCGCTTCTGGCCTACATGTTTTCATCGGCGCGAATCCTGTTCTATCGCCGTGGCGACGCCACGCACAAGCGGCATATCTCGTGGCTCGCGTGGATGCTGCTGGCCGTATGTGGCGCGTCCGCAATCGACACGGCACTTCACATGCACACAGTGACGATGCTCGACGCGTGCCGCGCGTGGGCGCTGTCGATCATCGTAGCGAGCGCGCGCGGTAACGTGGCTCGCATGCTGGGGTGTCTCGAATGAATTACGACAGCGCAGCTAGGTCATTGGGCGTGGAAGTGGCGCTGATTCACGCAGTGGCAGACGTTGAGAGTCGCGGCGCGGGGTTCAACGAAGACCGCCAGCCCAAAATCCTTTTTGAGCGTCATGTGTTCTACAGGCGCATCAAGGCAAAGGGACTCGACGCGGACGGCTATGCATCGAAGCTGCCGAACATCTGCAACCCGCAAGCGGGCGGCTATGAAGGTGGCGCGGCGGAATACACGCGGATGGAACTGGCCGCGTTTATCGACTACGAGTGCGCGTACGAGTCTGCGTCATGGGGCGCATTCCAGATTATGGGCTTTCAGTGGAAAGCGCTCGGCTACCTGTCAATTGACGACATGGTGCTTGAGATGCACGAAAGCGAAGACAAGCATCTGGATTGCTTCGTGCGGTTTATCCGGGCGAACCCGCCGTTGCTGCGCGCATTGAAGGCAAAGAACTTCGCCGCATTCGCGAGCGGATACAACGGCGAGGGATACCAGCGATTCAAGTACGACACGAAGATGGCTGATGCATACGGGAGGTATCGCAATGTCCCCGCTTGAACTCATTCGTCCGTATATCGCGAAGGCAATCGCCGCGCTCGCGCTGATCGTTGCCGCTGCCGTGCTGTGGCTCTACGTTCACGGCCTGCAGTCCGATCTGAAGTCGGCACTTGCTGACGTGCAAGTGAAGGCCGAACTCGCTGACGAACGCGGCGCGACCATCGAGCGCATGCGAGTCGATCAACAGGCGAACGCGGAAGCGATATCGCGCCTGGAGGAATACCGGACATCAATCGACGCAACGCAGCGCAAAAGGGAATCGACCTTGGAGGGATTGAAACGTGAAAACGAAGACGTGCGCAAGTGGGCTGATGCTGCTGTACCTGCTGGCGTTGTCAGCCTGTACGAGCGTCCCGCAATTACCGGCGCAGCGCAGTACGTGGCAATGCGTGCCGGTCGCGCCGTGCAGCCTGCCAGCAGTGTCGGCGCGAACCAATGACGAGCTATTGAAGGCGCTCGGAATCACAGAGAGCGCATGGGCGGACTGTGCTGCTGTCGTGGATGCAGTAGTGGACTGCATGAACCGCGTGCTTGGGAGTGCAAATGAATAAAGTGCAATCAGTACGGCTGGCACTCAATGACGCGATACCCGATCTTGTCGATAACCCGGACAAGCTGCTGGTGTTTGCTGATACGGGCTCGATCATCGCGAGCATGGCCGCTACAGCGTCATTTGATTACGCGTTTACGTTGAACGTAATCCTGCAGGACTTCACGGGCGATGCTGACGTGGTGTTTTCGGCAATCGTGCGATGGATGCGCGTGAACGAACCGGCCGCGCTTCTGAGCATCGATACGCGCGAACAGGCCATTACGTTTGAAGCCGACTTCACGGACCAGACTACGGTCGACCTGTCCATCAAGCTGAAGCTTACTGAAAGCGTGGTGGTGAACGACGACGGGACGATGGTGCACGTAGCGGAGCCGCAGCCGAACTACGATCTGCCGGGCGAGCAATGGACGAACTGAAAGCGCTCGACACGTGGGCAGGCTCGCTGCTTTCAAGGCTAGACGGTGTGGGTCGACGGGCTGCGCTGCGTGACATTGCGAAGTCTCTGCAGGCGTCACAGCGTCAGCGTATCGCGCAGCAGCGCAACCCCGATGGATCGGCGTACGAAAAGCGCAAGCCGCGGTTACGGCAGAAGGCGGGGCGCATCAAGCGCGGCGCGATGTTCGCGCGGCTTCGCATGGCGAAGTACCTGCGGTCAGAAGTGAGTAACGAAGGCGTAGCCGTCGGCTTCTCCGGTCGTATCGCGCGCGTGGCACGAGTCCACCAGTACGGATTGACTGATGCAGTGGAAAAGGGAGGCTCGCAGCACAAGTACGCGGAGCGTGTCCTGTTGGGCTTCACTGAGCAAGATCACGAAATGATTAAGGACGTGTTGCTGAGACACCTTGCCAAGTAGATGTACCGGCAACCAATACGAACAGCAATGCTTTGAGGCGCATGCACGCACGCGGAGAATTGAACTCATGGATAACGAAGCAAATCGCCAGTTTCTGAATGGCATCCGGGAAGGCTCCGTATTGGAGGTTCGGGGTTCGCGTTGTCGCGTTGAGAGTGGCGATATTAAGACCGACTATATCCAGTGGTTTGTTCCGATGGCGGGCGAGTCTATTGAATGGTCGGCTCCCTCGGAGGGGGAGAGCGTTTTACTGATTTGCCCTAGCGGCGATCCAGCGCTAGGGCTGGCGCTTCGCGGTTACTACAGCGACGACTTCCCGGCTCCCACTGAAGACCCGAATAAACACCTGCGCGTCTACAAGGACGGCGCAAGCATCGAATACGACATGAGTTCGCACACGTTCACGATAACGCTTCCGGGCGGCGGTAAGGCTGTCGTGAACGCACCCGACAGCGCGACGGTGAACACAAAAACCGCAGCCGTGCACGCGGAAACGATCACGCTCGACGGTGACACGACGTGCACGAAGTCATTGACCGTGCAAGGTCCGTTCGCGTTTCAGTCCGGCATGACCGGCAAGGGCGGTGCGGGCAACACGATGGAGATCGACGGCGCGGCGAATTTCACGAAAGAAGTTACGTCGCAGGGCATCAGCTTGCCTCACCACACGCACAAGGAACAGGGCGACGGTAACAACGTGAGCGAGCCGAAATGATCGGAATGAACGCAGAAACGGGGCGCGGCACCGATGGGATTGACCATCTGTACCAGTCCATTAACAAGATTCTCACTACTCCGGTTGGAAGCCGGGTAGAGCGGCGCGACTTTGGGAGCGAACTCCCTGAGCTTGTCGACGCGCCTAACAACCCTGCGAACCGGGTCCGCCTTTTCTCCGCTATCGCCACTGCGTTGATGCGATGGGAGCCAAGACTGTCCCTGACGCGGGTCACGCTTCAGGCGCCCGGTATCGACGGTACGCAGATGATCGACATTGAAGGCGTCACAACCGAAACAGGCGACAAGGTTAGCGCCGCATTCAACATAGGACAGCAGCAATGAGCGCTACACCAATTGACCTTAGCAAGTTACCCGCGCCGGAACTGGTTGAGTCGCTGGACTTCGAAACGATCCTGTTCGAGTTGAAGGCGAAACACGTTTCGTTGTACCCCGATGCGCAGCAGGCCGAAGTAGCGCAGGCACTGACGCTCGAATCAGAGCCCGTAAATATCACGCTGCAAGGCGTCGCGTACCGCGAACTGGTTTTGCGTCAGCGCATCAACGACGTGGCGCGGCAATTGATGCTGGCCTTCGCGAAGGGCGGCAATCTTGAACATCTGGCCGCGCTGTTCGAAGTGTTCCGGCTGACGATCAAACCGGCTGACCCTGAAAATAATCTGCCGGCCGTCATGGAGTCCGATGACGATCTGAAAGAGCGCACGCAACTTGCGCCGCAGGGCTTTAGCGTAGCCGGTCCTAGTGGCGCATATGTGTCGCACGCGCGCGGTGCGGATGGACAGGTGCTGGACGCGTCGGCAATCAGTCCCGCTCCGTGTGAGGTTGTGGTGACTGTGCTATCCCGCGCCGGAAACGGAACCGCCGATACGCCGCTGCTCGACAAGGTAAAGGCGGCGCTGTCCGCAAAGACCGTGCGCCCGCTTACCGACTTTCTGGACGTCCGTAGCGCGTCGATTATCGAATACTCCGTTAGAGCAACGCTCGTGTTTTTCGAGGGGCCGGATAGGGCGGTTGCACTTGCTGCCGCAAGAACGTCCATTGCGGCGTACGCCCTCACCATGCACAAGCTTGGGCAGGCCGTCACGCTTGATGGCGTACTGGCCGCGCTGCGCGTGCCTGGCGTCCAGAAGGTCATTCTTGACAGTCCTGCGGCTGACTTGCCGTGCTCGCTTCAGCAAGCGACGTATTGCACGGGAATTGAAGTTATCGACGGGGGGCTGTATGTCCCGGCCGAATAGCCTGCTTCCGTCTAATTCGACGGTGCACGAAAGGAACCTAGAAGGCGCTGTATCGCGTATCAGCGACGTTCCTGTACCGCTTGATGTGCTGATGAATGCGGACACCATCCCATTGCCGCTGCTGCCGTGGCTGGCGTGGCACCTTGGCGTTGATAGCTGGAATGATGCATGGCCAGAACAAACCAAGCGTGCGCGCGTGAAGGCGGCGATTCCAATCGCACGCCGTAAGGGCACAGTCGCGGCGGTTGAGGACGTTGTAGCGGCGTTCGGCGCGAACATCGCTATCCGCGAATGGTGGGAAATGACACCGCGCGGCACGCCGGGAACATTTGACGTAGTGCTGACCGTATCGAGCCGGGACGGCAATGCGCCGACGGCTGCGTTAGTTGCCGACATCGTGGCGGAAATCGATCGCGTTAAGCCGCTGTCGCGTCATTACACGTTCACACAGGGCTTTCAGATGCAGGGATCAATCGGACTCGTCGGGGCTGCGCGGTTCGCCACGTATGCGCGACTCAAACTTACGGAGGCATGGTAATGGCTGGCGCGGTAATCAACATCACGGACGCAGGGCGCGCGGCGCTGGTTGCGAATGGCAACACGGGTACGAATGCCCATCAGGTCGTATCAATCGGCATCGCAAACGCTCCTTTCAACGCTGCTGACAAGAGCCTTATAGCACTGCCGAACGAATACAAGCGAATCACCACGTTCGGCGGGAAGAACATTGCGGCCGATATGCTGCATATCACGCTGCAGGACAATACGGCCGATCAATACACCATGTTTGGCTTTGGCCTCTATCTGGAGGACGGCACGCTGCTTGGCGTCTACAGTCAGGCCACGGCGATTATGGAGAAGTCGCCGCTATCGATTCTGCTTCTGTCGACCGACATTCAGGTTGTGTCCATCGACGCGGCGCAAATCAATTTTGGGAATACGGAGTTCATCAATCCGCCCGCGACCGTCGACGCCCTAGGCGTGGTTCAACTGGCGACGCAGCAGGAAGTCAACGCAGGGACGGATACCGCAAAGGTGTTGACAGCAAAGACCGCTGCAACGCGATATGCGGCCCTGAGCGGCGCGCAGTTCACGGGAGATGTTCAGGCCCCGTCTATCACGTCGACCGGTATAGCGCGCGTTCTAACGCCCCCTGCGGCCGATAGTTCAAATGCAGTAGCGACGACTCAATGGGTAGTCGCCGCGATAGCGTCGGACTCAATCGGCCGCGTCGTATTCGAGCCTCGCACGATGCCTAGAGCCGGATATGCGAAGCTCAACGGCGTATTGCTGCGTCGTTCTGACTATCCGGCCCTATGGGCCTATGCGCAATCTGTCGGCTCTGTTGTTAGCGAGGCGGCATGGAATGCGGGGAACTGGGGCTGTTTCTCCTCAGGCGACGGCGCAACGACCTTTCGCTTACCCGATTTGCGCGGCGAATTCATCCGCTGTTGGGATGACGCGCGCGGCGTCGACGCGAATCGAGGGATCGGCACCTATCAGGCTTCACAGAACCTCTCTCACACGCACGCGGCCACTGTTGCTGCCGGTGGGGACCATTCCCATTCGGCGTGGACAGACTCGCAAGGCTGGCACGGGCACCACGGCAACACCTATGCCATTGGCGACCACGCGCACATTCTCGATCAAAACGTGCCGCAATGGGCGAACGACTCTGATCGCGGCGTCGGCAATCCGAGCAACTTCTCAATCGACGGCTGGCGCCAACCCTACACGAGCTTTGCCGGTGCGCACGGACACGGCTTCGATACCGATGGAGCGGGCACGCACGGGCACAACGTGGGGATGGGCGCAAGTGGCCCGCACACGCACGCGGCAACCATCAGCGCGGATGGCGGAACCGAAAGCAGGCCGCGCAATGTCTCCTTGCTGGCAATGATCCGGGCTTACTGATGTACCGGCGACAGTCACAACGCAACGCAATTGGCGTGGTTTGCGCGTAGGCGTAGCCTTGCCGTACCCGATATAACGGAGAAGGAAACAGACATGCTGATTCACCAGTACGACGCGACGACCGGACAATATATTTCCAGTCGACTCGCTGACGCGGACCCGAAGAACATCGGCCGCTGGCTCGTGCCTGCATTCTCGACGGACGCGCCGCTTCCGACTCGCGCGCCGCTGCAATGGCCGTTCTTTGTTGAGTCGGCATGGACGCTGAAGCCTGATTATCGCGGCGTGCTGCTGTATCGCACAGAGAACGGCGAACCGGCCGAACTGCTTATGGCTGGCGTAACGCCGGAAGAAACCGGTCTGACATTGACGCCTCGCCCGTCCAGTCAGCATTCGTGGATTGGTGGGAAGTGGGAACTCGACCCGGCAATCGTTGCGGCAAACGTACGCACATCGGCTATGGCTGAATTCGATAGGCGCATGGCCCGCGCGCGGGAAGCGAACTCCGGTAAATCCGATGCCTACGCGGCGGGCCTGCTCTCGCGTGAAGAAGCGTACTACTTCCGGGCATGGTCGAAGTACCAGCTTGATCTGGTTCGCGTTGTGCAGCGTCCTGATTTTCCGGCCTCGGTGGATTGGCCGGCCGATCCCATCGACTATGAAACAGCCAGCGCGCCCGCGATGGCTGAATACGCCGCGCGCATCGCCAAGGCTGAGGCGTTCATGGATGGCAAGGCTGACGACTACGCAGAAGGGAAGCTGTCGGAAGTCGACGCCTACAACTACCGTTCGTGGTCCGATTACGCGGACGTGTGTACGCGCGCCCTCGACAGGGAGACCTTCCCGTTTGATGTCAAGTGGCCCGATGAGCCTACCGAATTCGTTGACTCGCACCCTGCAGTAAATCAACCGGCGACGGGTAACGCGGCTTCGGAATAATCACAACCCCGCTTCATTCAACGCTTCACTTTTCTATATACAGGAGTCCTAATGCCCGCTGATTACCATCACGGCGTACGTGTCGTTGAAATTCCGGGCGGCGCTCGCCCTATTCGCACCATTGCAACCGCAATTCTCGGCATGGTGTGCACTGCGGAGGATGCTGACGCGGCGACGTTCCCGCTCAATAAGCCCGTGTTGCTAACCAACGTGCAAACGGCTATCGGCAAGGCCGGAAAGCTCGGCACGCTCGCCAAGTCGCTTTCCGCCATTGCCGCGCAATCGAAGCCCCTTACGGTCGTGGTGCGCGTTGCAGAAGGCGAAACATCGGCGGAAACGGACGCTAACGTGATCGGAACCACGTTGCCGGATGGCAGCTATACAGGCCTGCAAGCGCTGCTGTCCGCACAGTCGTTGCTTGGCGTCACGCCGCGCATTCTCGGCGTGCCGTACATCGATACGAAAGCCGTTGCGGTTGCCCTTGCAACCGTCGCGCAGAAGCTCCGTGCTTTCACGTACGTTTCCGCGAACGGCGCACTGGACCCGGTAGGCGGTGAAGGTGCCGTTACCGTGATGACGAAGGAGGCGGCCACGCACTACCGCGACACCTTCAGCCAGCGTGAAGTCATGGTGCTATGGCCCGACTTCATCGGTTTCGACGTGAACACGAAGGCTACGGTCGACGTGTCGGCGGTTGCTGTCGCGATGGGCCTGCGCGCGAAGCTCGATAACGATATTGGCTGGCACAAGAATATTTCGAATGTCGGCGTGAACGGCGTAACGGGAATCAGCAAGGCTGTTTCGTGGGCGCTGCAAGACCCTGACACCGACGCCGGTTATCTGAACTCGAATGAAGTCACGACCATTATCCAGAAAGACGGGTTCCGCTTCTGGGGTTCGCGTACCTGCTCTGACGATGTGCTGTTTGCCTTCGAGCAATACACGCGTACGGCGCAAGTGCTGGCCGACACGATGGCCGAAGCGCAGATGCAATACAACGACAAGCCGCTTTCGCCCGGCTTGGTGCGCGACATGCTGGAAGGCATCAACGCCAAAATCCGATCGATGGTCACGGCCGGTTACCTGATCGGCGGTGAGGCGTGGTACGACGAAGCGGAGAACGAGGTAACGGACCTCAACGCGGGCAAGCTGGTTCTTTCGTACGCGTACACGGCATGCCCTTCGCTCGAAAACATCGGCCTCAATCAGCGCGTGACCGACACGTATCTGATGGACTTCGCCGCCAAGGTCAACGCGTAACCCATCGGCACAACCAACACGCGGCCGGAATGATCCGGCCGCAACCGACAGGAGTATTAAACAATGGCATTGCCAAGCACTCTGAAGAATTTTCTCGTGTTCGCGGACGGCGACAACTACGCGGGCGAAGTGACGGAAATCGCGCTGCCGAAGCTCACGCGAAAGATGGAAGCGTACCGGGGCGGCGGTATGGGCGGTTCTGTCGAACTGGACCAAGGCAACGAAGTTATCACGCTCGACGCGACGTACGGCGGCTTCATGCGCGCAATCCTGTCGAAGTACGGCGCACTGACGCACGATGCAACGCAACTGCGGTTCACGGGCGCGTACCGCAACGAAGGCAATACGCGGCACGATTCGGTTGAGATCGTGGTACGCGGTCGTCACAAAGAAATCGACTTGGGCACGGCGAAGGCGGGCGATACGACGGCCTTCAAGGTGACCACGACGTGCAGCTACTACAAGCTGTCGGTCAACGGCGCCGTGCTCGTGGAAATCGACGTGGTGAACATGATTGAAAAGGTCGGGGGCGTCGACCTCATGGCCGATCTGCGTAGCGCGCTCGGCCTGTAACTCTCAACGACGTGCCTGGCCGGAAGCCGGGCACACACCTTTCTCTCTCTGCTGAGGATCTGAAATGAACACGAACACCGTTGTACTCGACACGCCCATCGTGCAGGGCGAAACTGAAATCAAGGTACTGACGCTGCGCAAGCCGAATGCGGGCGCGCTTCGCGGTACGTCGATTAACGCGCTGGTGAACCTCGACGTTGATGCACTCGGCAAAGTGCTGCCGCGCATCTGTACGCCGTCCATCAGCGAACTGGATGTACAGATGATGGACCCGGCTGACCTCATTCAAGTGGGGGTCGTGTTCGGCGGTTTTTTGCTTCCGAAAGCCGCGAAGTAAAGGGCGGCTTGACGAACCGGGTTGAGGACGCGCTGTGCGATATAGCGCTGGTGTTTCCGGGATTATTCTCCGCGAACGACATGTATCTGATGACGCTTGCTGAGTTGTCAGAATGGCGCGGCCGTGCGCGCGAACGAAACGAGGCTGAATAAATGGCGAGTAATGACCTGAAATTGCAGGTGCTGTTCGATATGGTCGACAAGGTGACGAAGCCACTGCGGGCCATGCTGGACGGAAGTAATAACCTTGCCAAAGGCCTTAAAGAGTCGCGCGCCGAACTCTCGAAACTTAACAAGGCGCAAAAGGACGTAGCGGAGTTCCGTTCGCTGCGCACGGGGTTGGTAGGCTCAAAGCGCGACATGCAGGAAGCGCAAGCGAAGGCGACGGAACTTGGCAAGGCCTTGGCTAACACCGCGAACCCGTCAAAAAAGCTGACCGCAGAGTTTGAACGCGCGAAGAAAACGGCGGTGGCGCTCGCGGCGGCGCACGACCAGCAAGCGGAGAAGGTAGCAGCCCTGCGCGATAGGCTGTCTCAGGCCGGTATCGACACGCGCAATCTGTCCACGCACGAACGTACGCTGCGTACGTCGATCAATTCGACTACCGCCGCAATGAGCGCGCAGCAAGCGAAGCTCGAAGCGCTGAACGCATCAGCAAAGCGGCATGCGGCCACACGTGAACGTATTGCCAAGGTAAAGGGCTTCGGGAACCGCGCTGGCGAAGTTGGCATGAAAGCGGGTATGGCGGGCGTTGCCGTGGGCGCTGCTGGCGTTCCAGTCGTCCGGTCGTATGCAGAGCTTGAGAACGCGCGAGCCGATTTGCAGAATGCGACGATGACGAAGGGCGGGAATATCCCGGCCGAAACGAAGGCGCTTATCGAACAGGCGACGCGGCAGGGTGACCGCCTGCCCGGCTCGACGGCCGACTTTATCAACATGACGGCCGAACTCAAGCGGCAGGGCTTGAGCAATCAGGCCATTCTAGGCGGCACCGGCGAGGCAACCGCACTTCTCGCGGTTCAACTCAAGATGTTGCCTGCCGACATGGCGAAGCAAATCGCGCAGCTACAGGACAGCACGGGCACGAGCGAAAAGGACATGGTTAGCCTTGCCGATCAAATCCAGCGCGGCGCTAACCTTGGCGTCGACACTGACTTTATGGTCGAAGCGTATTCGAAGGCATCCCCCATCAAGGGCACGATGCATATGCAGGGTATCGACTACGCGAAGGCTATCGCGCCTATCCTGACGATGGCGAACCAGTCAGGCATGAATGACGGCGGATCGGCGGGTAACGCGTTGCGCAAGATCGTCCAGCAGTCTATCGACCTGAAGCACATCAAGGGCGCGAACAAGCTTATGCCAAAGGGGCAGGCGCTCGACTTTACGGACGGAAAGGGACACTTCGCGGGGCTCGACAAGATGTTCGTGCAACTTCAGAAGCTGAAGGCGATCACGAACGACCAGAAGCGCGGCGCGGTCCTGAAGCAACTGTTTGGCGATGACGCGGAAACGATGCAGGTTGTTAATCTGCTGATCGACAAGGGCAAGGCCGGGTACGACGAAGTAAAGAGAAAGACCGACGAACAGGCGTCGCTTAACGAGCGCGTTGAGAACCAGTTAAAGACGCTTGCGTCCATGTGGGACGCAACGACCGGAACGTTCACTAATGCGCTGGCGGCGCTTGGCGAATCTGTATCGCCCGAACTGAAGTCGCTTGTCGACACGCTAGGTCAGGTTAGCGAAGGCCTGCGCAAGTGGGCAGACGAAAATCCGAACGCGGCGAATACCATCCTGAAGCTAACGGCAATTGTTGGCGGCTTGCTTCTCACCGTTGGCGCTGTCGGCATCGGATTGAAGCTGCTCGCGCTGCCTATCGCTGGCGCTATGTCAGGCTTCAGCGGGCTTATCTCGGTCGTGAGCATGCTGTCGAAAATATTCATGCTCAACCCGTGGGGCGCCGCGCTGGCGCTGCTCGTGGCGGGCGCTGTTCTGATCTATGAGAATTGGGACAAGATTCTGGAAAAGATCAAGGCAGTAAAGGACGCTATCGCAAACGCGATGAAATCGGCCGGCGAATGGTTCGGAAAGAATCTAGGCGTCGACACAGGCGACGCAATGACGACCGTTGAAGGCGTGCCTATCACCGTCGACAATTCACCGCCCGTGCAGGCCCGCCAGTCGGCACCCATGAGTTATTCGAGTCAGGACACCTACCACGTGGAGATCCACGACGCACACGACCCCAAAGCGGTAGGCGATGAAGTGAAGCGGCAACTCGCGGAGCATGCACGTAACGCGCGCCTGAAGGCGTCGAACAGTTTTTCTGATCATTGAGGCGTATATGTTGATGGCATTCGGGCAGTTTGTATTCAGCTTGAACACGCTCGCGTATCAGGAGCTACAGCGGCGCACGGCGTGGAAGCACGCCAGCACGTCACGAGTCGGCGCACGTAACGGACGGCAGTTCACGGGCCAAGGCGATGACACCATAACGCTGACAGGCTGGTTCATGCCTGACCAATTGGGCGGGCGTACAGCCTCGCTATCCGATTTGCGGGCGATGGGCGATACCGGCGCATCGTTTGTGCTTGTCGACGGCACAGGGCGCGTGTACGGCGCGTTCATCATGGATGGACTTGACGAAGGCCATACGCTTATCGGTGCAGACGGCACGGGGCGGCGTATTGAATTCACGATTAACCTCACGCAGGTTGACGCAGACAGCCTTGCGGTGGCGGCGATGGACGAAGCGAAGAAGAAACAGGCCTTCAGCCTCAAGTCCATCGTGCCCGCTCAAATCGTTGACGGTGCGACGAAGGCACTAGGCGAAGTGAAAGCCGCGGTTGCCACTGCGAAGGCTGCGGCGGCGGAGGCTGGCGAAGTGATTGCGCCCATAGTCAACGTGGCGGGCAAGGTGCAAAACACTGTCATGGCACTTAAAAACACGTCAGCGAAAGATATTCTGCTCGAAGCGAAGAACATCGCCAAGAACGAGGTCGGGCTATGAGAACCCCTGTTTATTCGATCACGCTCGACGGCAAGGAACTGGCGGACGCGCTGAGCCCTTACCTTTCTTCGCTGTCGCTGTCGGAGTCTCGTGAGGACGACGCGGACACGGTTCGCCTGACGCTTGATGACTCGAAGGGAAAGCTCGCGCTGCCCTCTCGTGGGCAGGTGCTGCGCGTATCGTTCGGATGGTCCGATACCGGCCTGGTGGACAAGGGGACATTCACGGTCACGGAAGTTGAGCATCGCGGCGCACCTGACGTGCTGACCATTCAGGCGCGCTCTGCATCGATGACGAAGGCAATGGTAGAACGCAAGGAAAAGAGTTGGCACGCGACGACATTGGGCGCGATCATCTCGACAATTGCCAAGGCGCACGACCTGAAACCGGCCGTGTCCGCTTCTCTGGCGGCGGTGGCTATTCCCCATATCGACCAGACGAACGAAGGCGACATGAGCTTTCTACGCCGCCTGTCGAAGCGGCACGATGCAACGATGACCGTTAAGGACGGAAACCTGATTTTCACGGCGATAGGCAAGGGCACAGCGAGCGGCAAGGAAATTCCGTTCCTGTTTCTTCAGCGCATGGATGGGGACAGCCACAGCTACCACGTCAGCGAGCGGGAGAACTACAACGGCGTGCGCGCCCAATACAAGGGAAGCGGCCGGAAGAAGCACATGAGCGTCATCGTAGGTGGCGAAAACAGTACGGGCATGAAGGTTTTGCCCGAGATATACCCGAGCGAAGCAGCGGCGCGCGCTGCGGCCACAGCCGAATTCAACCGCACGCAGCGGTCACAGGCGACGTTCGAGTTCACGCTGGCGGCTGGCGTGCCAGATGCGATACCGGAGCGTGCCGTGTTCGTTGAAGGGTTCAAGCCTGAGATTAACCAACAGGCGTGGCTTATCCGAAGTGCAAACCACGAAC